TACCTGTAAATAAAGTACCATCTTTTTTATAATGTTTTTGGTTCTTCATACTGTTGTTTTCCTTTTCTTTTTAGGAAAACCAGCCTTCATATTTGCAAAAGCCGCAGGTGAGATTGTTGATTTCTTTTTAGATCTGCTTGTACCTTTCTTTTTTCTTGCGTTAATATTAGCGTACAATCCTCTAGTCATATAAACTCCTTGTTACCATTTAGTTTTGTTAGCCCAGTAAGCTGCTGAACATTTACCTTTGGCTATGTTCTTAGCGTGCCTAGCTTTAAATGATTTTCGTTTAGCTTTCATCTTAGCAGACTCACCAGCTTTAGCCTTACCAGCAGTCTTAGCACCTTGTTGTCCAAACCTAATAGTCTTAGGCTTACCATCACACATAGCTACAACTACATGAGATTTAGTAGGGTGGTTGGGTGTACGCTTTGGCTTGTTATAACCTGATACACCTATTCGTTTTAAGATAGAATCTTTAGGCATTATTTTTCCTCAGTGTTTTCTTCTTCTACTACACCTGATACTTCTGATCGTTCTAACAATTCTAACACAACAGCCCTATCAGCCCGTATTTGTTTTAACATATCTGGGTTAGTAGAAGTTTTAAGAGCTTTATCTGATGCGACTAAAAGTTTTGCTAAGTATTTTTTAGTAGCAGGAGATATTAAAGCTCGATAACTTGCATAACCAAGCCCACCTGTAACAACAGTTCCAGCTAAAACTGATGCAAGACCAGGAGCAAGAGTAAGAACACTTCCTGCTGCTCCAATTGTGGCTGAAACAGCAAGGGGTGTTGTTGGAAGTTTTAAACCTGTGACCCTGTTTATAGATTCTCCCAACCTAGCTATCGAATTTTCGCCTTCTGCTCTTGCTTTGTCACTAATAGGCACATTAGCTCTGTATAAATTGCTTATATCTTTAAGGCTTTCTTTAACTTTAGCACTAGGCACTTTTTCAGCAACTAAGTCATTTAAAGATGTTCTTATATCTCTAACAGCAATAGAAAGTGCGGTTTCAACCTTGTCGTTGTCTGGAAAAGAACTTTTATTAGCTTTATAAGATTTAATATAATTATCTAATTCTTTTCTGCTTTTTAAAATTCCTACAGCGTCTTGACTATTTTTACTAAGTATTTTTATAGCTTGTTCGCCTATTTGTTCAACTAAATTTCCTAGTTCATTCGATCTAACAAAGGCATCTGTATCTAATGCGTTAGCCATTGCTTTTTGAATAGTTTGTGTAGATTCTTCAATAGGAATGCTTACATTATTATTTTTTAATCTTTGTTCTAAATTACGAGATTGAATTTCTATACCTTCTTTTACTATATCCCTAGATTTTTGAGAAGATGCCCCAATGTCAATATTTAATTTGCCTAATGATTTAATAATATCATTTTCACTATCGGTTGTTTCCTGAACAGTATATTTATAACCAAGAATATTTTTTTCTTTTGAAAACTCTGGCTCTGGTTTAATAGGCAATATTAAACTTTTACCTTTTTTAGTTTTTCTGTTTTCAATTTGGTTTTCAGCACCTTTAGTAATAAGTTTAGAAACTTTTTCTGCTGTGGACACAGATTTTTGTTTAGGAGCAGAGGCAGCTTTTACTTTTGCAGGAGCAAAAAGCATTGCAATATTAGCCACAGATTCTAAAGTTTTAGCAGTTTGTGGGTTATTTCCTTTAAAATTATTATAAGCTAACTCACCTTGTTCAATAGCTTCCATTGCCTCTTGTGCTGCACCAGTTTCCAATAACGCACTAACAGCTTGTGCTGTTTTTTCTTTTACAGGATCTTCAATAAAATCAGGAACAATATAACTAACCCCTTTTAATCCTAAATTAAACACTTCACCAGCAACATCATAAATACCACCAGCAACTTGACCAACAGCTTGTACTTTTGCTACAGGAGCTACAATTTCACCACTAAAATAATCTTCGTATGATTGCATTATTGATGTTTTTCTTTTTTCAATATCAGCAGCAATCCTAGATCCAGCAGTTTCAAATGCACCAAGTTCTTCTGTGTCTTTTAAACCACTTTCAGGAAGTTTATCGCCAAATAATGCTCTTAACCTTTTATCTTCATCTGAATTAACTACTATAGTATTTGTAGTAATACTAGGTGCATCATTATTACTATTAAATAATTTTAAAAGCCTTTCTTGTTCTTTTGAATCTTGTATAATCATTATTAAAACCTTTATTTTTTATCATCAACAGTTTCAATTTGTCCAGTCACAGGATTTAAAAAGACCATTTTTTCAGTTTTTTTATCATATCTATAATAATCTTTATAAGCCTCTCCCTTATAATCTATTTTAACTTCTTCACCTAATGATGATTTTATAATATTGTTATAATATGTTCTAATTCTATTAACTTGTATTAAAAAATCTTCTTTTGATAACCCAGGATCTAACGCAGATATTGTAGAGCCTAATAAATCTAATTCTCGTTCAGTAATTGAACCTAAACCACCACCAGTTTTGTTATTTCTAATTTCTGCTAAAGCTTCAAAAGACAAATCTGCTTTTATTGTGTTAATTTCACCTGCTAATGCTCTTGAGTTTGTTCCTGGTATTTCTTTAAAAAGATCATATTCAAACCCTGACCCACCATCTTTAACTAACTTTTCAATATTATCAAGAATACTTATTTTTGCGTTAGTTTTCATTAAAGCATTTTTTACTTTTGTTACTCTTTCTTGTTCTCTTTGAGCTTCTGGTATTGAATCTACTGTGTTTATTATCCTTCCATCCATTTCGCCCATAACAATATATTTGCCTGGTGTTGTTGTTGATTCTTTTATTACTGTTTTACCTTTTTCAACTACTCCTAAAACTTTTGTTACATTACCACCTGCATCTTTTAAAACTTCTTCTTTATCTCCTAAATTATTTACTCGTGTATAGCGTTTTTGAGCTAAATTAAGACTAGCTTGAATTTCGTCATCACTTGCAAGACCTTTTTCAATCCTATCAGCCCTATCAGGATACCCTAGTTCTTTAAGTCTATCAGCTACTTGCAAATTAGATGCTGTTTTAAGTCTAGCTTTTGTTTGTGCTTTTTCTAATTCTGCACCTTGTTTAAATGCTTGTGCACCTTCACTATATTTATTTTTACTATTAGCATAATCAGCAATAGCATAAAATCTTTTTGGATCATCTTGCTCATACTTTTCATCAATAGCTTTAAACGCTGCTGCATCTTCTTCGGCAAGTTCCATTTCAGGATCACCAAGTAGAATACGAGATGCTTCTTTAGCAAACTCTTCGCCAAAAGGTGTTCCAAAAGCACCTCCAATAGCTTCTCCAGGTGACTGTATTTTATTAGTCGTATTAATAATATCATCTGCTTCTGATCTTATTGTTGCATATCTTTGGTTAGTAAGTGCTTGTGGTCCGCCACCAAAAATACTTTTCATTAAACCCCCACTTGTTGGACTTGCCATTATTTATTTCCTCAATATTTGTTATAGGTTAGCTAAAATTTAAACCGCTAATATAATTATTGTAAGTGCTTTGCCCAGTTAAACCTGCTGAGTTTGGGTTTTGTCCTGTTGGCTCACTTAAAATAGCATTAGCTGCAAAAGCTCCTAATGGTCCGCCAAAAGAACCTGCTGCGGCAGTAAGACCAGTTTTTAATAACGAACTAAATAATCCACCACCACCAGAAGTTGCTGGTGTACCTGCTTTAGCTAATGCAGCACCCCCACTTGCTGATGCTGATTGTGCAGCAGACCTAGCAGCTTCAATACTAAGACCTTGATTAACAAGAGCTTGTTCAAGTTCAGCAACAGTACCAAATGCACCCAAACCACTTGTAAACCCACCCAATAAATTTTGAGCTTGTAGTTGTTTTTGTTGTTCGTTAATAGCAAATTGTTGTGCTGCTTGAGAAAATGCTTGTTGTTGCTCTTGTTGTGCTTGTTGTCTTGCTAAAGCACTTGTTTCAGCTAAAGCCCTAGACTGTGCTAAACCTAGTCCATAAGCATCTGGATTAACCATACCAGTTCCAGCACCTGCTGTTTCTCCTGATAGTTGTAAACCTAACCTACCACTACCAAACAAATCAGACTGTAGTTGTTGTCTTTGTTGTTCAAAAGAAGGTTCAAGTAGTGCAGATTGAGTTCTAAAGATATCTCTAGCTCTTTGTTCGCCAGTATCAACACCACCAAACATAGGTAACTCTCTACTAGCCTGGTTTAAATAACCACCTAAGAAGGGTTCTGCACTAGATAAGCCAGTACCAGCTATACTTGTAAGTGCTGGCTGTATATCAGAAGCTACATTAAAAGCAACACCACTTGGTGTACCAGTAGTAGTACCTACCTGACTTGTATAAGTGTAAGGTTGAAACTGTGCAGCAGCGTAGGGCTGTGCTGGTTTGGCTTTACTACCCCCACCACCTAAAACTTTACCCATTATCATTTACTCCTTTAACAAAGATTGTTCTATTATCACCTTCAAAGTCTTTTATAACTCCAACATATTTAAATCCGTACATATCTAAAAACTTCCTGTGTTTGTTATCATTATCTATCTGTGCTGCAAAAATAGGTCTGTTGTATTTTCTTACTAAAGAATCTAATCCTTCTTTCATCTTTTTATTTGTTGTCTTGTTCCATTTATATACATCACAGTGTACAAATAACAGGTTACTATACTCTTCTAAATAAGCTGTAAATGCTTCGTCTTCTATTACAGGAACTTTATCCATACTATGTTAGTCCTCTTGGACTCACTACGCAGTACGCTTCCACATATAAACTGTTATGTAAGGTTGGTAGTTGGCATTAGTACCATCAAATGTAATACCATGCGTGTGACCTTGACCACCACCATTAGGCTCAACTCCATATCTACCACCTAGTCCACCACCACCCCAAGTAAAGTTGGGATTACCCGCATTAGGTAAGTAGTTTAATGCACCACCACCAGTATCGTATGTACCAGTATTATTATGGTCGTGTGCTGGTATTTGAGCTAGTGTCAAAGTGTGTGAATCTGTAGTACCAGAAATAGTAATATCTGCTACACCACCTGTTTCACCTAAAGTATCAAACAAAGTATTACTTGCATCAACACCAATGATTGCTTTACCAGCACCATATTCTTCCCATGTACCAAACCCTAGTAATGTAGCTGGGTTAGTTGCTACACCTGCTTGTGTATAAATAGTACCTACAGGGAACAGTGCTTGTCTTGCAGTTTCAGCAGTAGCTAATGCTGCTGTTACTGCTGCTGTTACATAAGCTGTTGTAGCTAGTTGAGTATTGTCTGTAGCAGAGCTAGCTGTTGGGGCTGTAGGAGTGCCTGTAAGGGCTGGACTATTGGTGTNAGCNTTACTATTAACTGCTGTTTGAATAGCACTAAACTCATCATCAATCTCCGTACCCTTTACAATCTTGTTAGCGTTACCTGTAGTCAGGGCATCTTTAGCTGCAAAGTCTGTTGTTTTTGAATAATTACTCATTTATATAATCCTACCTAGTTTTCCGTAAATATCTACTTTTTGTATACTCAAAGAACCACCATCAATTTCTGCTTCTATACCTAATTGAAAGATGCTTCCCGAACCTGATACAGATGAATCTAATCTATCTAATGATATACCTGCTTGATACTCTGCTACACTTGCTGCATTTGCTCCGTACTCTGCTGTTCCGTACTCTGATACTGGTGTATCTTTTATTGTAAATGGAAACGAGAAGTAGCTTGTTAAATAATCAAAACCAGCTTTTAAATTAAATGGTTGTGCAGTAGAACCAATAACAGTTACAGCAGCTCTTTTTAATAACTTGTTTTGATTTGGATAATTTAAATCAAAGTGATTAGTAAAGTAACTCATAGTGTAAGAACAGAGTTATCTGTAAATCCACCATACTCTGCTATACCATTAGCTTGTGTAACATACATTTCTTTAGTTGTTTTATCGTAAACAAAATCAGTGTGGTCTAAGTTGTTCCAAGTTGTTACTCTATAAGCACCATCTTCTAGTGGTCTACGAGTATCAAATACATAGATAGTTTTTGCTTCTGGTAAAAATATTAAATAAAACGCTTTCTCAGGAAAGTAACAAGACTTAATTAAACTAAAGTTAGACTCTCTATTTACATTACCTAAGAAAGAATCTCTTATGTTTTTAGATAGGTCATTTAACTTAGCTGACTTTTCTTGTATCGTTCTACCTAAACTTCTTAATCCTGTAGCAGATAAAAATAAAATATCCGCACCTGTGTTTTGTATTGTATCTCTAGTAATACAACCTACACCTTCTAATACTTCTACTAATTGTAAAGTGTTTACATCAAAGCTACCTTGAAAACTATCGTTGTCTTTAAATATAATAATGTTGTTTTTACAAAATATAATTAAATGACCATTGTGGCTACCAAGCCCTGTAACGACATCTGAGCCTTTTGGAAGCACACCTGCTATGTTGATACTACCAGCACTCCCACTGCCCCATTTAGTACCTTCTAAGAGGTCTGAGAAGTATACAGTAGTCTTGTTAGTGGCAGTGTCTGCTGCCCATAGTCTACCATAAGCACTCATTACTATGTTTGCACTAGGTACATGTACCTGTATAATCAGCGTGTTGGTCTATGCTTTTAAACTCATCAGCAGTAGACTCGTTAGTGTAGTACAAAGGTTTGTAACCTGCTTGAAAGAAATAAGCTCTATCATTTAAGGTTACACACTGCCAGTTACCTGCTAATATAGTATCAGTTGTAGTAGGTGTTATTGTAGTAAGTGTACCAAAACCTTTTTTAAATGTAGTAGCGTTCCAAGATATAAAAGTATTAACACCAGCTACATCTAAGAAGGGGTGCATACCTAATAGGTTAATACCATCACTACCTGTTGTACGATAGAACCAACCTTCTCTTGCACCTAGTCTACCAAACTCATCAATAACACAGTTGTTTGCATCAAGAGCAAAGCTAGGGTCATTAGACAAACTAGACTCTTGAGTATTTAAACCTAAAAATGCTGGTGCTACTAGTGATGCTGTTACTAATTCTTTTGCCATATTAGTTTGTACTCACAATAAATGGTACTTCTTCAACTGTAAGGATACAAGAAACTCCTGTACCACCTGCACATGAACCTTTGATTTTATAACCAGCNTCTAGCATTACATAACCACCATTCATTTGTAATTCTATAAAGTCACCAGAGCTTAAACTCTTATCACCTAGCACTGTTATCTCTGTAGAATCAAAGTTAATAGTTACATTTGTATCGCTTCTAGTAGAACCTGCACTGTTAGATACAAAAATAAGAACTAACTTTGCTCTCATATTATTAGGTACTGTATATAAATCTGCTGCTGATGATGCTAGTGATTCTACAAAGACTGTTCTAGCTTTCATACCACACTAACTCCTCTGGGTGTTTGTTACCATCTAAAGTTACTGCATCTTGTAAAGCATTAGTAGCTCTAGCATAAGCACTAACAGGGTTGATACCACCATCTTCACCACGCTCCTCTACTGCCATTGCATAGGCTAATAGCTCTACTGGTTTAGTTGGTACAGTTAATGTATCAGCATCATTTACTAAATCGTCTGACCTAAGTACACAGTTAAATCTAATTGTGTATGCTTTGTCTGGTATAGGATATAGGTCTACTTGTGTATCACCATCAGCACTAACTCCGTTAAACGAATAGTAATAAGGTGAGCCTGTTGCTACATCATTACTTAAAAAGAATTTATTAAAATCGTGTGCTGCTTTGTAATCTAAGAAAAAGTTATCTGTTACATTTGTTGCATCTAATACTGTTAAAGAGTTTAAAGAACCATTTAGTTCGTAGTTAAAAATACCACTGGTTGTAGTAGCACTTAATGTAGTTCTTAATGCACTCCAGTTCCAAGCATTTTCTACTGACTCTTTTGCATCATTAACAAGTACAGCTATCAAGCTAGAGTAAGAAGATTCATTGACTGTTGATACAGTACGCTCTCTTAATCGTTTTAAAATGTTATTAACTATATCTAAGTAAGTCATATCTTGTATCCTAATTAAACCATTTAGAGAATAAAGTGCTACCAATACCACCTAATCCCATTGCTATAAATATAGCTCCAGCAAACATTCCCTTTCCTTTAGCCATTTGTTTTTCTAATTCATTTACTCGTTCAGATAGCATAGTGCAAGTTTTATTCATTTCACTTATTTCATTATTAAGCTGAGTAACTACTGCTACTAACTGTCCTGCTTCGTAATCTGTCATGTTAGACATTAGTATAATTATCCTTTATGCTATTGCTTTTATCATTACTTGTGGTTTTGATAAAATTGATACAGCAGCTCCATCCCAGTATCTTGTTGCATGAAGTTTTTGTTCATTACCACTGCCATATTCTCTTGCTTCCCATTTTAAATAAAGTGTAGGTCTAACATCAGTAAGAATAGCATCATTTGCTACACCAGTGCTTGCTCCAAGTATTATAGGAACACGAAAGATTGGG